TTTACTTAAGTATAACCCTAATTTTACTAATTATACAGTAACTAATGATTATAATACTAACGGGGGTGAAGTAGTTAGTAGTATAAATATAGATTTTGAGCAAGTATTAGTATCTGAGGGGTATACTCAAGGGATATTTAATATAGTATATCACTTTTTTAGATCTCAATTAGGTTCTTCTCCCACTAGTAAGTTTTTTATAAAGGAGATATCCGCAGACCGTACTGAGATTAGGATTGCGTCGACTGTTATAGATAATGATACTATAGAAACTTTAACACAAGATTTTATAGCAGAAAGGGAAAATGAAGAATCATACTTTATAGATTTCTTCCTAAATTTTGGTAACAACCAGTTTGTTATCGCTAATAATATTTTATTAGATACTAGTAATGAAGAATATAGTGTTTTAATAAAATTATATCAACCCCTATCTCCCTCTATTGAACTTAATACTGAACTTTGGGTAGTTACTGAAACTGCTAATAGTTTAGCTTATAATGTAGACATTCCTGTAGAGGTAATAGAATTTGATGATTCTGTTAAATTAAGGGGCCCCAATACCTCTATAGAAGTAAGGCAAAGATTAGGAGAACCTACCCCTCTAGAAAATTATAATAGTTTATTAGATAATGATCTAACCTCTTCTTACAATCAGATAACTTCACTATTAGAGGAAAAAGGAATTCAACTTAGCATAGACTATAGTAACTTTAATAATTTTATAAATTTTTCTTCTGCTAAACAAAGATTAGAAAATTTTTATTATAAAGTAAGTCAAATAGAATCAGCAAGTAATGAAATTACTGCTTTAGAGGCGGGTTCCCCTCCTGATACAGTTTATTTATCTGCTAGTAAAGCTAGTTTAGAAAATCAAATTACCACTATCATAGAAAATTTTGATGGTTTTGAGTATTATATGTACTACGAATCATCCTCAGATGGGGTTAATGGACCTACTTGGCCTAAAACTAATTCATCCCCTCCTTACACTCTTGCTTCCACTGGAAGTACAGATGTATTAAATTGGTATGGTAGCGATAATTTAGATTCCGCTTATTATGGAGGACAAATATTATCTGGATCTGAATATGATAATTCTAATCCTGATAATTTAGTATTTGCTATTCCTGAGTATATAAGAGAGGATTCTGAAAATTTGCCTTATGATCTGTTCATTAATATGATAGGGCAACATTTTGATGTCTTATATTCTTATATTAATGATATAACAAATAAACATAATGCCGATAATAGATTAGATTTTGGTATTTCTAAAGATTTAGTAGCAGATGCCTTAAAATCTTTTGGTATCAAACTCTATCAAAATAACTTTTCATCTAATAATGCGTTTAACGCTTTACTCGGAATAAACCCAGATGGATCCTATTTACCCCCTACAGGGTCTGAGGTTATAGATAATTTTATAACTGCATCCGATAGTCCTTTCCCTATAGATGATATAAATAAAGAAATTTATAAAAGAATTTACCATAATACTCCTTACCTTTTAAAGAAAAAAGGTTCGGTAGAAGGTTTAAGAGCACTTATAGCATGCTTTGGTATTCCTGGGACTATATTAAGAATATCTGAGTTTGGGGGTAAAGATAGAGATAATACACAAAACTGGGATTATCATCAAGAAGTATTTAATTATGCTTTAAATGGAGATAACGTAACAGGGTCTACGTCTTTAAACTCAAATTGGAACTCAACAGAGCCCGCTATTGCCTTTAGATTTAAATATGATTCTGCTTCATATCTTCCTGATAATGGATCCTCTTATACTTTATTAGAGCTTACAGGGGGAAGTAATCTTGTTTTAAATTATTCCCAATCTGGGTATCTTAGTGCTAGTTATTCTGGTTCAATTCCTTCTGAAAGTAAGTTTATAGGGGATTTAAATTTTGGTACTGCTAAAGTAACTGCTTCTTTCTTTGATGGAAATTGGTGGAGTGTATTAATTAATAGTGGGGGCGCAGATTTATTAGTAGCAGATACTATATATAATGGTAATGATGGATTTAATGTTGGGTATTTTGAATCCGCTAGTGGAAACGGTACTATAGGAACCGACTTTGAACTATCAGGATCTTTACCTGCTTTTTATTTCCAAGAATTTAGAATTTATACTGAGGAAATACCAAAAACTGCGTTCTTAGATTTTACTATAAATCCTTTCTCTATAGAAGGAACTAATTTTTCTTCCTCTGCAGAGACCTTAGCATTTAGAGCACCTTTAGGATCAACCTTAGACACCTCCTCAGGTACTTTAACTTCAATACACCCTAAAATTACAGGGTCATACACCTCATTCATAACAAATTCATTTTCTGCAAATAGTGAGTACAGTATTGGATCAAATGCCACATTTACAGCAAATTCAGAGTTTGTGTATCAAGATCAAGTAGCTGTAGGTATTAAAAATAGAGTATCTGAGAAAATACAACCTGTTACTTTAGATTTACCTAGTGGAGATGTTTTATCAAACCAAATATCAATACAACAGAATTACCCCCAATCCCAAAGTTACACACGGGATGTAAACTATGTTGAAGTTGCTTTTTCCCCACAAAATGAAATAAATGATGATATAAATGATTCATTTGGACATTTTAACATTGGAGATTATATAGGAGATCCAAGATTACAACACAGTACCTCTTCAAACGGATACCCAGATTTAACTCGTTTAAGGGATGAATATTTTGAAAAGTATTATAAGAACTATAATTGGACTGATTATATAAATCTTATTAAATATTTTGATAATTCTTTATTTAAAATGATAAAGGATTTTGTCCCTGCTAGGGCAAGTCTTGCATCAGGAGTTGTAATAAAACAACATTTATTAGAAAGAAGTAGACATAGACAAACTTTAGTAGAACAATCCCAAAATGAATATAGTGGTTCTATAGACACAGCCTTTATCTCAGGTGGTACAGGTGGTGTGATGGAAGATTTTAATGGATTACAAACATCTCCTTTTGCTTCCGACTATAGTTTATCTAATAAATTTGGTTTGACACAATCATATACTGAGTCTTTTGATTCTAAAGAAGGTCCTGTTAATGTAATAAAAAATACACAAGAGGAATTTTATGATGGAGAGTTTAGTGGTTCTGAGGTATTAATAACTATCCCTTCAGATACTAATCCTTTTGCAGATCCTGTAATAGATGGGGCTAGATATAATATAGCTATATTTAACCAAGGTGCTACTAAGTTAGCAGGGACTGGATATGATATTAATAATGCGGATGGGGACACTACTTTCCAAAAGTATCTTTCAGAGGGTAAGGGGGTCCCTACACTTAGTGGTTCTGCTTCATTTTGGTATGAAAGAGGTTATCAAGCTGATGATGATCTTCCTGTAGGAAGTATTACTTTTAAAGTACACCAAACCGATGCTGATAGTAATAATAGATTTGAGTTTTTAAATAATAGCAATGGTTTAACAGTTTATTTTCCTAATGGGCCTAGTGGGGGTCCTGAAACCCACCAATTAGAGCAATTATCACCTGCAATATTTACACCTGGGTTCCCTGGGGGAGGGCCTAATAATACTGTAGATCCTAATCATTTTTATTTTAAGTTTAACTTCTCCCCTCCAGTAGGAAATGTTAATTGGTTTGATAATGCCGGGTCGGGGAATGCTAATGTGTTTGAGGGTTTTATAATTCCTGATGCTATTTACGATGAAGAGGCAGGTTTGTTTGTAAATAGTGATTATAATCCACTCTTAAATAATACTACTAACCCGGGAATATCTAATACTTTTGAAAATTATGAAGGCCTTAGACAATCTAAAATATTTTATGATGTAGATTTTAATTCAGGTATACTTACTGCTAGTAATTTTACAGCTATAATAAATGAATCAGCAATAAAAGCCCCAGTCCAAGATAGTAATTATACCAATACAGGGTGGTTAAATTCTAGATATTATGGCACTAGAATAACTTCAGTTGATTTTAACTCAATTACTAAAGTTTTACCACCTGATGTTCCTACTGCTTTACAGTCCTTTTTATTACAACTTCAAGTAACAGGGGGTTCTGCGTTAGCTGCGGGGTATGCTCAATTTTTAGATGCTTTAGCTAACACATTTGCCCCAATTATTACAAATGCTTTAGGTAAACCCACAGTAGATAAAAAATCGGAATATATAGCAGTTTATAAAGAAGTAGGAGACACTACCCCCGAAATCATTAATAAATCTCAATATTTTATTAACTATTTAATCGACTCAGAAGGAAATATATCTAAACCTAGTGCAGGAGAATATGCTTTAGAAAATTTATATCAATCTTTTGAAGTAGGAGATAAAGTTAGAGTAAGAACGGACAATGGTACTTCTCTTAACTTAGAATTAGATGGATTAATTGATGTATTAAGTATAGGAACTATTACACCTATTTTAATATCACAATATGGGGTATCAGCTTCTAGTTGGACTGATTATTTAGAATTTGAGGGAACAACCTACACTGGAAATCCTGGTAGCGGAGGGACTACTGGTAATCAGACTCCTCAATACACAGGAATAGGAAATATAAATACTTTAAATTTAAGTGATTTTACCCAATCCCTTACAGATGTTACAAATTATGAATTTTTTGAACCACCTACGGGTTCTAATGATTCTTCATCGTTTGCTCAAGTTGCGGGTACTTATACTTTAAATAATTTTGATCCTACATTACTTACGTCCTTAACATTTAATGCCACCCTTACTTTAACAAACCATTCACCCTCAAATTATGCCCAAACAACAGTTCAAATTTTACAAAATGGTACTGTTATAGCCCAACAAATAGGTGAATTGAATGTGGCAGAAATAATCGATGGAGGAGACCCAAATGATTCTACAGACAATATAACTTCTCCAACAACAACTATAGTTCCTGTTAGTATTACTTTAGATACTAATAATTTAAGCAATGCAGATGTATTTAAAGTTAGAATTTTTATAGAAGGATACCCAGATGTAGATGGATTTATAAATCCCCAATTTTATGATAATCCTACAGGCACTTTCTCGTTTGGTGTATCACAACAAAACCCCATTGCTGAAATAGGATTAGCCCCCGAATTTAGTGATCAAATTCCACATTGGGAAAGTGGTTCCTCTTCTGGAGGCGATGATGGGCTTGGTAATAGTATTATAACAGCTTCAAGCTGGATAACATTTAATTTTGGTAACCAGCAAATAACCCCCTCAGCTAGTTTAAACTTTAACTTTAATCCTATCCGTACCCTTTTTATTCCCCAAGCAGGAGATCGAATCAGATTCGAATACAACTCAGAACAAGAATACATGGTATACGATGTAATTTTACCTGATGATCCTAATAATGATACTGGTAGACTTTGTTTGAAATTAGGGGGGCAGGTATTACCTGAGTTACAAATGAATAACTTTTTATTGTATAGAATAGCTAGAGATGGTCAAAATATACAATTAGACTATAAAAAAGAAAATACAGGAGGAAGAAAACAACCCTTTACGGGATTAATTATACCTCAATATACAACATTTACCCCCGAAGAAGTAGATGCTGCTATATTAAAATTAAGAGAATTAGACATTTTAAGAAACTAATATATTTATAATTATAAATAAAAAAATATGGGATATTTAAATAATTCTGTAGTAACAGTAGATGCGATTTTAACTGATAAAGGTAGAGAACTTTTAGCAAGAGGTGACGGATCTTTCAAAATCACCCAATTTGCAGTAGCAGATGATGAAATTGATTATACTCTTTACAACCCCACTCACCCTTCAGGATCTACTTTTTATGGTGAAGCTTTAGAAAACATACCCTTACTAGAAGCTTTTCCAGTTACTACCCAAAATCTAAGATATAAATTAGTAACTTTACCTAGAGGTACTGCTAAAATGCCCATACTTGATGTAGGGTATACTCAAATTGTACTAAAACAAGGTTCAACTTTAGCTATTACCCCCCAAACTTTAAATTACTTAGGGGCAAATCAAACATTTGAAGCTAGCGGTTACACTGCGACCATTGCTGATTCAAGAGTGTTAAGTACCTTTACAGGGGTTGGAGTGCAAACAGCTCAGGCTCAACAATTAAATACTAATGAAACTTTAGGAACAACTGTATCTAAAACAGTAGTAGGTACTACTATTAATTTATCTGCCACCACAGTTAATACATTGTTCGGTACAAATACTCAATTAGATACTACTATAACATTTATAGGAAGAGATAGTGGTGCTCGTTTAACTGTTCCTGTAAAAATTACCAAAAATCAATAATTAAATGTCATTTAAAAGATTAGACGCAGAAGATTTTTTAGTAAGTGCTGATACTATTACAGCAGGGGCTTGGACAGGAAATACTCCCACCTTAACTCTATTCGAAACCAACTCAGTACAAGAAGGAGGAACTACAGGAGAATATTACTTAAATGTTTATCAAACTGAATCCACTAATACAGAAGCCGAAATACAATTTTCAATAGCATATGGAGAAAAACACGGCTCAGGGTCTCTTCTTTTTAATTCTGGAATTAATGGTAAATCCCCAACTTCTACTATATACGGACAATATCAAAATATTGTACTAGGAGATGAAGGAACTGATTTTGTATTTGGAGAAGTTACTCCTAATTCTCAATCAATATATGCTTTAAGTGTAGAAAGATCTAAATTTAAAGGTAGTTTAATGCCCGGAACTATGACTTTGAGATTAAGTGGTACCGGTGTTGATAGAGAATTAACTGATAATAGTTTAACACAAACCGCTCAAGTATTTAATGAAGCTGGGAGAGTATTCCAAATTGTAAGTGGCTCTAATGGTACAGTTGCATCGGACCCCCCTGAGGATGGGGTTTTAGCTGGATTCACAAATTCAGGATCTTACGGATTATTCTTACCAGATATCGGAACTATTTTATTAAATGGTGCTGCTCTAGATCTTCCTATAAATAAAGGAGGAATTAATTTACTATCTAATCTTGCATCAAATACGGATGCCAATAACCCTTCTAAATTAATACCTTTCTTATCAGCTTCTTCTGGGTTCAGATTAAATTCCGAGGAGCAAGTACCCTCAGATTTCATATTCGTAAGATTAAGAAACCCAGAATTTAACTACTCTACTAATCCTAGTTTTAGTTCAGGTTCAAGTGGTGATTTACAATATACTGAATTAGTAAACGCCCCCCAAACATTTATTACTACTGTAGGATTATATAATGATAGTAATGAATTATTAGCAGTTGCTAAATTAAGTAGGCCCCTTAAAAAAGATTTCACTAAAGAAGCTCTTATTAGAGTGAAACTAGACTTCTGATGAATGATAGCATTCAAGAAATTTAAAAGCAATGATATAATCGTAACCCCCTTTACGGTTAATAAAAGTTTTACATTTCAGGGGGATTCTGAGTTTACTGCTTCTGATGTAGGTATTGATCGTTTAATAGGATTAAATACATCTTCTTTATTTGATCCGAGTAATGATTCTACTACAGGAATTTTACCTACATCTTATTATAGCTATGGACCCTATAAAAGATCTGTGTATGATACTACATATCAACTTTATTATAGTAATTTTACAAATAGCTCTTTAGGATCAGGTTCTTTTATTAATTCATTACAAAGTAATTTAATTCCCTCTAGATCTTTTCCCGAATATGAAAATGCTGAGATAGTTGTATTCTCTATACCTCAAAAATTATTTGGAAATTATATTAAGCCTGGTTCCCTATTAATAACTTCTTCAGACTTAACTGCTATTACAGATGATGGGGAAGGGAATTTAATATCTAATAATTATATAGGCAATATAATATATAATGAAGGTGTAATAACATTATTCAGCCCATTTACAGCAACTTCTGATGGGTCTAATTCATTTTTTAACTTTACTAAACAAGGTACAAATGGTAGTGTTCTTGTAGACTTCCTTAGCATATTTGGAGCTATACCCCCAAATTTAACTAAATATTACTCTTGGGGGTCGGGATTTACTAATCTATCTAAAGTAGATAGTGATAGTTTAGTTGATACTACTCCCTTACCTACAGCAGGAACAAATAAAACTTTTACCTATAATGGATCTACTACAGGAATATTAAGGTATATTATAAGAGGTCGTCTTAAAATAAGTACTATTAATGGACCCCAACCTACTGCTACTTTAGCTCTTAACGTGAAAACAGATATAGGTGGGGTTACTAGTCTTGCTGCTTCTTCTAATGGAGCTTTCCAATTTGTAGGAGTTGGAGAAGGAGATACATTTAGTTTTGATTATACATCTGATTATTTTGAGGTTCCCCCTTCTACTACAGTTTCTATAAACTTAGGAATTACCAACAAATCTCAAGGAACCGAAGTAGGAGTGCAAACCCCTTCATTTGAATATCCTTTTGATACTCTATTCGTTGAAGGAGAAGAAACATCACTTATAAATGCCCTTACAGGTTCCAATACTACTATGAGTTTTGAAAGTGCATTAAATATATACGAAACTCAATACAAATGTACTATAGAATCTGATGAGTTTAATTATTCATTAAACCCCTCCCTCCTTTCAGGGAGTGAAGTTTCTATCCTAACATCAGGAAGTGATACTTATGTAGACTTTGCAACAGGTTCCGAATTTACTCCCTTTGTAACTGTTGTAGGTTTATATAATGATAATAATGATTTGCTTGCAATAGGTAAATTATCACAACCTCTCCCAACTTCCCAAACTACAGATACTACAATATTAATAAATCTAGATAGATGAATTGGTTATACAATGAACAAGAAATTACAGACATATCACAATTTCCACAAAACACATTTGGGTTTGTCTATGAAGTAATTACCCCCGAGGGTAAAAAATATGTAGGTAAAAAAGTTCTTTACCACAATAGAAAACAAAAACTTACTAAAAAAGAATTAGCGCTTCACACGGGAAGGGGAAGAAAACCAACCCATAAAACCGTTCAAAAAGAAAGTGATTGGAAAAATTATTATGGATCTAACACACATCTTAAAAAACGTATTACAGAAGGAGAAGTTACGCTGAAGGATCTTAACAAACAAATTCTTGAGTTAGCCTTTAATAAAAAACATCTTACTTATCTCGAAACTAAATGGCTATTCCAGCTTGAAGTATTAGAACAACCCGAAAAATACTATAACGATAATATACTTGGTAAGTTCTTTACCTCAGACTTTGATATTTAAATCTCCTATATTATATTCCATATTATGGTAAATCACTTACTAGTATCACTAGTTGATTCAGTATTAGGAAAAGGTAAACAAACCGCTAGGGGTAATTACGCTTATCACTGTCCTTTCTGTAAGCACCACAAACCCAAAATGGAGGTGAACTTTACAGAAAATAAAAAGGGACATAACCCTTGGCACTGTTGGGTCTGTAATACCAGAGGTAAAACAATCCCAAATCTATTTAAAAAGGTAGAGGCATATGATAAAATTGCCAAAGCCAAAGAATTAATACCCCAAGGTTCATTTGTTGAAGAGGTAGTAGTACATAATGATTTATCACTTCCTAAGGAATATATTCCGTTTATTGATCGTCCCAACAGCTTAATGGCTCGCCATGCTCTAGTATACCTTAGAAATAGAGGTGTTACGGATGATGATAGAATTAAATATCATATGGGGTATTGTGAAGAAGGTGAATATAAAAATATGATTATTATTCCTTCGTATGATGCTGAAGGTAACTTAAATTACTTTACA